GCCGATAGAGATAGAGTAGTATATGTTTGCACTTTATCTAGATTTATTAAAGATGATATAACAAAAACCAATGTGTCATCAAGGATATGCTCAAAGGTAAAGTGAGTTTGATATGAAGAAATTATTATTGACTATAGCATTATTACTTAACGCTAATATAAGTTTTGCTGAAACGGCAAGTTCGTTAAACCTAGCTATACCAAACGCTCAACAAAGCTATCAATCGGACAGCTTTGATGCAGGAGAGTTAAGGTGTTCTAATGCTATAGGATCTGCTACGCAGTTAGAGTATGGTGTGACTGGGATTATTAATCAGGGGTCGAATTACGATCCAGATCAGTCTGCGCTTAGAGACGTTGGTGTGTATGCTAGAATAACCATACCACTAGGCAAAGTAGCAAAGAATAGAATCGACTGTAATAGACTATACGAACTTGAGCTACAAAAGAAACAATTAGAATTGCAAAAGTTGCAGCAAGAACTAGATCAATTGCAAATGTTACAGTTAGAAGAAATACCATGAGGATAAAATGGTTAAAGATCTTGGAGAAGAGCTTGAGAACCTCGAAGAGAGTGTAGAGAATCTTAAGAACAAAGAGTTCCGTATATTCGGAATAAAGATGACTGCCATGACTATTAGCGCAGCAGCTGCTTTGGTAAGCTCTGTGATTGGTGCATTGTATGGCGCGTTTGTTGTTTATGCAGATTACATGAGTATGAAAGAAATCATACTGAATATTGACGTCGCAGCAATTGATGCTAAGAATCAACTTATTGAAACCAAACTAGATGAAGCTATAGCATATACTAAAGACATTAAGACTAGCTTAAAAGATGATATAACTAGGCTGGAAACGACTGTTGATAGATCTGAGCAACGAGTTAAAGATGCTCAAGCAAATATCGAAAATGGTATTGAATCTATGACATCTGACAATAACCAGTTGCAGAAAGATGTTACAGAGTCTATCAGAGAAGTCGAATCCAATAACCGAACTGTTGAAAAAGATTTGAGAGCTGAGATGCGTCAGCTTGATATTGACTTGAACCAAAAACTACAAGAGGCACTAAACAACCCTCTATCAAAATAGTAAATGTTTTGATGCGGACAATTGTGCTCTTTATACTTTTACTATTAACTTTTAGTACGCCATCTGTAGGTGCTACTAGACAGGACATCATATGTCTAGCCAAGAACATATACTTCGAAGCTAGCAACCAATCATATATTGGCCAGCAAGCTGTCGCATGGGTAACATTAAACAGAGTTCACAGCGGCGACTATCCAAACACTATCTGTGGTGTGGTTTTCCAGTACAAACAGTTTAGTTGGACGATTGATGGAAAGCACAGAAACCCTCGTAGCATTAAGAAATTTTCTGTGGCACTAGCTGCAGCAATTAGTGTGTATAATAACTATGGGCGAGTACCAGATCCAACCAAAGGTGCTACGATGTATCATACAGTGTACATAGTGCCATATTGGCAGAACGATTACAAGCCCACAGTTATTATAGGCGATCACATATTCTTAAAGTAATTACTCGCTGTCTTTTTTCTTGCGAGATCCACCTTGGCCAGACAACATGATACCAGACAGCGTGCCTGTCAAGAATGTTGCAATTGGCTGAATTAACTCAAAGAACTTCATATCGTTAGGTGAGACAGACATTGGCTGTGTCACGTGAATAAGGGAATATAGAACGGCAAAGATTGTTCCAGTAAGAGTGAATGCTAGGCAAACTCCTACAATGAAACGTAGCTTTGCATTAAGCTCTTCTACCATATCTCTTGGTTCAGTCGGTTGTTCGCTCATGGGGTTCCTCCTTGGGTTTCAATATCAGTTAATATTTGGTCAATTGGTTCCTCAGCGACAGCCTCTGGCTGTGGCTCTGGATTCAAGATTTCAGGTGTTGTTTCCAACACTTGTGCTGCAGCTTCGCCGTCATACACTAGGTCCCTTGTGCATACCCCTGCAGCTTCACACATTGGTGGCTGGCAGATTGGGTTTTCCCAGTTAGCTGGGTCTTGGCACTCATAACGATAAGTGTCTTCAGAAGCGAAGACGAATACTATTCCAAGGAGTAGAGCGACAACAGGAAGATACAGGTACATTTTTAAAACGATCTGTTTCATACATTACCTACTTTCTGTTAAGGATGCAAACAACGTTTGCGCGGTATTTATAAGTGCTCCATTATTGGAGCATGCTACACGTAGCTGTTGACTTTGGCGCCAGGGTAAGCTATAAGTAAATATACCTGAAACAACTAACGGAAAGATTAATGAAACTTAGCACAAAGATCGGCCTGTTCGGCAGTATTGCTGCACTCGCCTCAATGGTCGCTATAGGAGTAGATTCCGCAACTGCAAGAAGCAACTTCGACCAAATCGTTATTAACAACACTGAAGTTGATAGACTACAATACATTGAACTTAGTAAACAAATTAACTGCCTTGCTGAAAACATCTATTTTGAAGCAAGAGGAGAGTCGAACCTTGGCCAAATGGCTGTAGCGTGGGTTACTCTCAACCGCGTACAAGATCCCAATTTTCCTGACACCATTTGTGATGTGGTGTGGGAAGATGGTCAATTCTCTTGGACCAATGATGGCAAGAGTGATAAACCAAGTGATCCAATTGCCTGGATGGATGCGCAAACAACTGCATGGCTGGTATACAATACTCAAGACAAGCAGTTTGACCCTACTGATGGAGCTACAATGTTCCATGCTAACTACGTCAAACCAAAATGGCGTAAAGACTATGATCAAACCAGCAGGATTGATAACCATGTGTTTTATAAAAACTTCATAAAACCTTCATCAAACCTGTAACGATTTTTCATATTTCTATAGCTAAATATTTTTGAAGCAATGGGGCTTCTTGTATAATCAAGGAAAATTTAATGAAACTTACACTAGCCGTTCTTACGACTATCGCTCTCGCTATGCCTGCTTTCGCGCGTGACAATGTTCACGTTGCAGGTTCCTCTACTGTACTACCATATGCCACAATTGTCGCCGAAGGTTTTGGCGAGAATTACTCATTCCAAACACCTGTAGTTGAAGGTGGTGGATCTGGAGCTGGCCGCAAGAAGCTCTGTGAAGGAGTTGGCGAAGGCACTATTGACATTGCCAATTCATCTTCAAAGATGAAAGACTCTGAATATGAGGATTGTGCTGCCAATGGCGTCACAGATGTAAAAGAAGTTCGATTCGGCTATGACGGCATCGTGTTTGCATCAGACATTAATGGTCCAGCGTTCAATCTAACTGCAAAAGACATCTATCTTGCTTTGACTGCATCGTCAACTGCAACTAAGTGGAGCGATGTTAATGCTAGCCTTCCAGACCAAGATATCTTGGTTATGATTCCAGGAACCAAGCACGGCACGCGTGAAGTGTTTGATGTCAAGGTTCTCGAGGAAGGTTGCAAGCAAGTTCTCGGTGTTGAGAAGCTAGATGACGATCAAAAGAAAGCGTGTATCGAAGTACGTACAGATGGTAAAGCTGTAGACGTTGATGGTGACTATACAGAAACACTAGCACGTTTGGCTGCAAACAACACAGCCGTTGGTGTGTTTGGTCTTTCATTCTACGAAAACAACATGGACAAGCTACAAGTAGCTACAATTGATGGTATCGTTCCATCTGTAGAAACAATCTCAGCTGGTGACTATCCTATCAGCCGTCCGCTGTATTTCTACGTAAAGATGCAACATCTTGATATTATTCCTGGTTTGAAAGAGTATGTTCAGTTCTTCTTGTCAGACCAAATGTCTGGTCCAGAAGGCGCGCTTGTGGACTACGGACTTGTTCCAGATCCAGAGCTAGCTGCTACTCAGGCTGAGTGGAAGTAACCACGTAAAATACACACCTAAATAGAAAAGGAGAGGGGGAGACCTTTCTCCTTTTTGCATTAACAATTGGATATGATCTATGAACAATGATATGGTGGTTCTGCAAAACCTTGCGCCAAAAATTGTAAACAAACCGGCACGTAATTTTATCGAGCCTGTAACAATAGAATACAGCGCAACAAGAAAAACAAAAATTACCTTTGCTCTATTTGGATCTTGGTCAATCCAAATGCCGCCATATGGGTTGGCAAGGTTGGTGGCACTAACAAGAGCATCAGGATACAGTACTCAAGTTTATGATTTCAACGTTCAATCGTACTACGATCTAAAAGCGGAAGATCCAGAGCTTGCAGGTGCATATGAGGTCGCCAACTATTGGTGGTGGGAAGAACCATACTACTCACAAAAGATCTTTCCTGTGTATCAACACTTGTTGAAAGAATATGTTGACACGATCCTTGAAGGTGAACCCGACATTGTTGGGCTTAGTGTTTACTACACAAACATTCTTTCAACCACTTGGGTAGTCAACGAGATCAAAAGAAGACGCCCACAAACGACAATTATATTTGGTGGGCCGCAGTGTAATGAGGGTCACTTTGAAAAGCCGGATAACGTCGATTACTATTTTATGGGTGAGAGCGAACAGACCATATTAGACTTTCTGAACAATTGGGAGAATGGTATAAAGCCAGATGCTCCAAAAATTGGTGCGTTGTTTGGTAAAGTTCGTGTGGACATTGATAGTTTACCGCTTCCTGATTACTCTAGCTTTAGTCTATACAAATACACACTACCTAACTCTATCTGTACCGAGCTCAGCAGAGGATGTGTTGCAAGATGCACATACTGCAGCGAGGTGTGGTATTGGAAGTTTAGAGATAGAGATGCAATAGCTATTGTTGATGAATTGGAATACCAAGTAAAGAAATACAACTTGAATTTTGTGTTCTTTGTTGATAGTTTGGTCAATGGTAACGTCAATGGATTAAAGAGGTTCTGCGAAGAATTAATTAACAGAAACTTAAATATTCATTGGTGGGCATATGCTCGTATCGATGGCAGAATGGACTTAGAGTTCTACAGATTGATGAAAAGATCTGGCTGCATTGGTCTTAACTACGGTGTTGAATCTGGTAGTGATAAAGTTCTTATGGCAATCAACAAAAAGAACACTGTTGTTGAAATTAATCAGAATCTGATTGATAGTCAAATTGCTGGTATGAATGCAACCGTCTGTTGGGTGATTGGTGCGCCTGGCGAGGACATCGAAGCTATGAACCACAGTTTCAATTGTCTATGGAATCATAGAACGCGTATCTTTGCGATTAGCCCTGGCCCTGGTCTTGGTGACAATATTGGATCTGCATATGATGACAGAAAAAAATACAATATGAACGAACGAGACAAATACTGGCTTAAGGGTTGGTATACGTTAGATTTTACAAACACCAGATTGCACAGATACATTAGAATTAAGCTAATGCACATTTGGTTAGACTTGTGCAACACGTTTGATGGGTCTATAATAAACTCGCACACTGTGGGGGACATAAAAGAACACTACACTGTTAAATTTAGTGACAATATTCCCCGTGAAGATGTTCAGTATGAGAATTTTGATTACAACATCATTGAATCTGGTTTTGGTGTGTTTGCTGATACATCAATGAATGAAGTGTTTAGCTTTTTACGAATGTTGTGGAGAGCCAAAGGCGCGTATGAGATCAATATTAAGTTTAATCCAGATCTTGATTATAAGTCTTTCGCATTTTGTATTGATCCACCGTTTCAGACATATGTTGCAGATATCAACTTCAAGATTGATGAGCATGGCAACTACACTGTCAACAACACGTACAGTTTTGAGAACCTTGACAGACTGTCTTTCATTGGCGATAAAGACTACAAGTACACATACTCAGCATCTGGCACATGGTATGACCCAAAAGGCACAGTTGAAAAAGTTTGAAATAGCTGTTGACCTAAATGGCTATTTCGTATACTATATAAATTGTAGACGTTGAAGCAACGTGGACACATTCTGGACTCGGGGGCGGTACCCGACGACTCCACCACAGATACCGGTTAGTTATGGAACCCTTGGATGTATGAAGTGTTGCTATCATATGGCGAGATAAGTTTATGTAACCGAGAAGATCGGTATCTTTGCTGGGGTCGAAATAGGATCGACAGGTGTGAAGATGACGTGGAGTTTACCGGATGGCCTCGTATCGGCCGCTAAACTAAATGCAAACGATAATTTTGCTCCTCAGGCTTACGCACTAGCTGCATAAGTACTTGGGTACGGCTCCACCTAGAAACAGAACGGGCCACTAAACGCGTTTAACAAATATAGGACTACCAAATGAAAACCTTTCTTATGACCGCTGCTGCTGTTCTTGCTCTTTCTGCTAGCTCAGCTTTTGCTCTTGATTTCGGCACCACTGGTGTTGCTTTGAACACCGAAGTGACCAGCGAATACAACATCGACACTGAGCTGTTCACTGTTGTGACTACTCCAGAACTTGCTTACTCTCCAGTCGAGGGTCTTGGCTTGTATGTCAACACCGATCTAACCATCTATGATGGCTCTGATCTTATGGTGTTTGATGAGTCTGCTTTCACTGGTGTGACTGTTGGTGCTACTTACGTTCCAAACGTCAACCTTGGCAGCGCTTCTGTTGAGCTTTACCTCGAGACCAGCTTTGATGCTGATTTCAACCGCGAAGATGCACTCGTTGGTGCTACGCTTAGCTTCTAAGGCTATATACTAACGTGTGGTTACGTAATAAACCCGTGCCGCGCCATGGTTAGCGCGGCTTTTTTATATGAGGTAGGCATGCTTAGTTATCCCCCACCACCCAACGATAATCAATACTTGTATGATTTAAATATTGAGTTTGACAAGGATTGGTGTTTACGTTATTATGATCATGTAAAAGACACAGAAGAATCATACATAGACGAACGCCCCAATAGTTTAGATCATAATTGGAAGATCGCCCGCATTTCTGAATTTAGCTATGCTGATGACATTATGGAACAGCTTGGTTTATTAGATATTGTAAAAGATTATCGAGTACGATTTTATAAGTTGAAGGCCAATGCAATCCTTGGCCCACATATTGATTTAAATACTCAGTGCTCATTGAACTTTGTATTGTCAGAGTCTGCAGCACCAGTAACATTTGATCTCGATAAGCACTTCACATACAAGTACGCATTGTTTAACACTTCTCGTCGACATGGAGTAGTTAATGGTCCAGAAGATCGACTTTTGTTCAAGATATCGATAATGGATCGATCGTTTGAAGAAATTAAGAAGATCATTAGTGCTAAATTCCCAGTTTCGTTTTACACTGTTCTCAATTCAGATCCACAATACGAACTACTTCGTACAAAGCGTGCATCTCGTCCTAAGATTGATGCTGATGCTTATAACAAGATACACACTAAGAACTTAATACCACTTCCAATAACTATTGATTGCGATTTATTTGAAACGGAAATTCAACAGTTTCAAGATAGATTTGAACAGTTTGGAATAACACACACCGAGATTGAACGATACTCGCTTGGTTTAACTAAATCTGATCCTGACTTTGACTGTAAGCCGACTCCAATTAACTGGCCAATGGATATCTGGTCTCTTAATCATCCAGAAGCCCCATTAGACGATATTGACTTTCATATTCCAACTGATGCAATGACTTCAATGCAATCAATGAGACCTTTCACAGATATATTTGAACAGCATTTAGCTAGATGTTGTATACTAAAATGGAACAATGGAGCACACTTTAAACCTCATTTAGATGTTGGTATCCCTTGCGCAAACCTACGATTGTGGGGGACCAATGACCCTGCCAACAACCACTTTTGCTTCTGGAATAGAGAAACACAGCAGTATGAGGAGGAAGTTGGAATTGAAAGAGGTAGGTTATATCTAGCTGACACATCAAAATATCATCACGCGTATGCGACTGCTGACAGCGTATACACATTCTTCTTTGCATTACAGGTAACATCTTATGATACAATTGCCAGGTTTGTACGACCTCAAACAAGTTGACATTGAAATAAAATACTTGGTTGAAAAACACGGTTGGTGGGAAGACTCTCAAATAAGTTTACAATCACCTGACGGAGACTTCCATAGCGGTATTGGAAAGATTGAATGGTCCAAGTATACGGAGTTGGATTTCACACATTTAAATATTCCAGATTGGTGGGAAATTAGCAGATTCATTACAGAGAACAATCTATACAGGACTCGTATTATGAAGCTAAATCCTAAAACATGCTACTCATATCATACAGATAGAACACCCCGTACGCATCTAGCTGTTCACACTCATCCAGATTGCTACTTTATGTTGAATAAGAATGTATTTCACGTTCCAAGTAATGGACATGCTTACCAAATTGATACAACCAAATATCACACAGCTTTTAATGCAACATTAGATTTTGAACGTATTCATATTGTGGGCTGTGTAAAATGACTTTGGTATATGGATACTTGTTCTATTACGTTGCAGCAATGATAGGAATATCCGCAGGCTATCATCGATACTTTTCCCACCGAACTTTTAAGACGAGCAATATCGTTGAAGTTATCATGTTGTTGTTTGGCATGATCTGTGGTGCAAGAAGTCCTATTACATGGTGTGCGGTGCATCGAATGCACCATAGTACTAGCGACACTGAGCATGACCCCCACAGTCCTGTGTACAAGGGTGCAAAGGCCGTCATACTTAGTCAATGGCGTGTGAATTACATACCTCGTAAGTATATTAAGGATCTTCTGTCCAATCCTCGTGTAGTGTTCTTTCACCGATATGGAAAATACATTCATGCATATTATGCCATTGCAATGCTAATGATCAGTATCAAGGTGTTTGTTATCTTTGTCGCTATTCCGTTTGTGTTGGCATATGTGGGCTTTGGGTTGTTGAATTACATTGCTCATAAGAATGGTAAGCCCACAGACATTCCGTTAATGAATGTTTTAGCGCCTGGTGAGGGGTGGCATAAATATCACCATGAACATCCCAGCGCCAGTAGTTTGAATGCTTGGGATCCAACTGGAATCGTTATAAAATGCTTGAGCAAATTTTAAATAAATCACTGGCAATCAGACCTCCTGTACTACCTTGTGTGCTAGATGTCATTGAAAAAGTTAAACCTGATTTTGATAGAGTATCAGAATACAATACCAACATAATCGAGTGGCTCAAACCAGTTGTTGACTTAACTGGTTTCTACGTGTATCCAATGAATGGAATTACAGAAGGTTTGAATTGGTGGAGTGGAACTACAGAGTTCAATATCTGGCGGGAGCAAGGTGACTATCAATGGATAGAGAACATCAACGGAAGATCACATCCGACGATAACATATCAAAGCATCCCAAGTGCAATCCACGGTAACTTTGTAGAACCTACATCTGGACCGACTGTATTAGATCTGGCATATGTTGGGTCAACAAAGGTTACTCCAATAACGCTACACAAAGACGTCTCAGCAGTATTCTACAGCCTGAGTAAGTCGTTTGGTGTTCGCAATGTAAGAACAGGTTGGTACTTCACAAGAACACCAGATCGTCGCTTAGAGGGGTTGATAGGATCAGCCAAGTATTACAATTACTATGCTCACGATGTGGCTGAAACAATCATAAGCAATTTTGACATTGATTTCATCCACAACCTATTGGCCACATACCAATCGGACATCTGTCAGCAACTTAACCTAACACCAAGCGATAGTGTGTGGTTAGCAACAACGACTGACCCACTATATGATAAATTCAAAAGAGGAGACATTAATCGTGTCTGTATTGCGGAAGAAGTATCAGCTACCTACTGTAGCTCACTTGGATCAAATTGAGATTAATTTAGCAAGGCTGCAAAGTGAATGTGACAAGGTTGCTTCACAGTTTGTCGATGTGATTACTGCTAACCCAGCGTTGTGTATGAACCATGAAGAGCTGGTTAAGAATGTCTATGACAACTTTGAGCAGATCAATCTAACTGAGCTCAATGGCGAAATGATGGAACATACCGACGACATCAAGGAACGAATTCGTCGAAGAGAAGAGACGCTGTATAACAAACCAACAAAGTTGTATGAAGGCAGCTACTTTCAAGAGATTGTTAATCAGTTTAAAGCTCCTGCAATGAGAGTTCGCATTACTAAGCTGGAGGCTGGTAAGCAGATTCCCTGGCATATTGATTATGATCCTTCATATGCTACTCGAATCATTATTCCAATCTACACCAATACAATGGTTGAAAACTGGTTTAATGTAAAGGGTGTTGAAACTAACATTCATTTAGAAGCTGGTAAGGCATATTTCCTAAACACTGGTTTCTCACACGCTGTATTCAACAATAGCAAAATGAGTCGTATTGCCTTAATGTTTAGCTTGGATGGACAAGATGATTTGGAAGCTATCACCAATTGATTCACATCTTGATGATATTAAACAGCTATTCAGCCAAAATGCAGACCACAAGCACGCTGACAACTATCTAAAGAATCCGTTGTTTGAGTACACCAAGTTCTCCAGAATGGGTTGGGATCCTCAGTTGGTTTACTATAGTGCAGGGATTGAACGACCTGAATACAACGGCAGTATTCGGATTATGAGTCGGCACACAAGATCGCGTAGCTACAACTTTGGTGGCTTGGCGGCTGACCTAAAAAGAGGTGTGGAGACTCTTGACCTATCTACAGACTACGCATTGTCATTGGGCTATACTAACATTTGGGTTAGCAGAGAAGAATCTCCAGAGTTGTTGCAATACTTTGCAAAGACAAGTAAATATAACTGGAAAGTCACGCGGGAGGAGCTTCCTGGAAGCAATTTACAATATGTTTTGAGAATGGTATAATAGTGAAAAAAACTAACATATTGTTGGGTACAATATCAATAATACACTCAAACTGGCTTCCATATGCTGTGGGTTGTATCATCAGTCACTGCAGTAAGATACAAGAGATCTGCGATCAGTTTGAGTTCTTAACACCAATCTACAAGCATTGCCCCGTCGAGCAGTATAAAGAGATACTTCTGCAGACAGATATCTTGGGCTTGACCTGTTACGTTTGGAATCAGCAGTATAATGATGAGCTGTCGATGTATTTTAAGTCAATCAATCCAAATGGGGTGGTTGTATATGGTGGCCCACAAGTTCCTGAGGACGAGACTCAAAAGCAACAATTTGATCAGGAGCGACTGTGGTTGCATACCAGCATCGCTGGACTAGGAGAGATTGCATTCAGTGAATGGTTGTTGGGGTTACCACTTAGCACCCGTAAGCTGACCGACATCCCCACACCGTACACCGATGGAATATTTGAACAGTTGCTGTCATCTGGAGAAGACTTCAAAGTCAGCTTCGAGACCAACAGAGGGTGTCCATATAGTTGTAGCTTCTGCGATTGGGGCGGACAATCTAAATCAAAGCTGACTACATTTGATATTAATAAAGTGTATCAGACGATTGAATATCTTTACACTAAGAAGAACATTAGCGAGTTGGAAATATTGGATGCTAATTTTGGCATCCTAAAAAGAGACATCGACATCATCGATTATATGATATTGCAGCAAAACATGAACGATAATAACCTGAAAATATCATACAGTGGATTGGCGAAGAATGGAAGTAAAAACCTCCCAATTATATTAGAGAAGATCTTCAATAATGTGTCGATTGACCAACGCAATTTAAAGATCAGTTTTCAGACTCACACTCCTGAAGTATTAAAGATAGTCAATAGATCAAACATTGACAACAATCGGTTGCTGCCTCTTATTCAGCAGTATAAGAACAACAACATTCCAATCACTAGCGAAATGATAATTGCTTTGCCAGGTGAAACGGCGGACAGTTGGTTAAAGACTCTTCATCATAATTACCATGGTTTGGAAATCGATTACGTACGTACATACTTCCTACACCTTGTAACTAATATTGAAATGATGACACCAGCTTATAAGCAGAAATATGATATAAAGACTAAGGTGATTAAGATTGGGCATCAAGAGTTTGAAATAATACATAGATGCTTTAGTTATAACTTAGATGAATTGGTAAAGATGTTTGACTATCATTGGTTTTATCACAATCTGATAAACACCAATTTGTTAAAACCTTACGTGTCTAATTTGTATGATGATTGCATTAGGTTCTTTGATGAGCTAAACAATTACCGACAATTGAGTGACATTGTGCAATCTAATCGACAACTGATAAGGTTAATATTTGCAGATGAAGATACTACACAATTGGAAGACAAGTTGAGTCAACGATTTTTTAGTTCGAGTATGCGCCGAGATGATATTAAGATGATGCTAAATAACCAAAAAGCAATAGCTGATGAGTTGTCAATGTTTATTGGCGAGCGATTGGATATTAAGTGGGAATGTAACGACATCTTCGGTGCAATGGCAACAATACAATAACATATGGAATATTTAAATGAATGGTAATATCATACCTCGATGGAACAAGTACTTCTTTAATCCTGTTGAGTTGAACTTAAATGATGATCAACGCGACTTGTTAAAAGAGAAGTTTCACAAAAGTGTTGAACGTGGATATATGTACATTGATAAAACACTGACAACATATTATGCAAATTTGGAAATGTTGGAAGGAATATATCCCGACTACATCATTGAGGACTTAGCGAGAATCACTACAGGATGGGGATTCTGTACCAGCATGGGTCTGATTCCAAAGCATGTTGACGCTCAACGTGTAGCTTGCATAACGATTCCAATATACAACGATGACAATGTTCCTTTAGAGTTCTTTGACTACCACGACAAGCAAATCATTGAGACTCTACACTACGGTTACGGCACATGGATACATCGCACAAAAGAGGATCACCAAGTCAGCGGAAAGAGCAGTACACTGCGTGTGCACTTACAGGGCGATGTGTTTGCTCACAACTTCGACAACTTGCTGTATGAGTACGAAGAGAAGCTACTGTTCAAACCAAAGCAATGATAGTAGTTGTTGGCACTCCACGATCAGGAACAACATTTGTGGTTAATTGGATTGCCAACAATAATCCAACTTACAACCTGATGTGCCCAAACGATCTTGGTGAGTTGTTCCAACCATATTTCTACACAACTGATGACCATGATAAAGAAACATTCAATAGGTTGTCTTTACTTACCAATCGCAGCATTTTTAAGCTGCACACGGGAGTAGAGATGTCGCCGCGGGTGTGGAAATTAATCGATTGCCGGCCAGTAATTGTGGTTCGACGGGCGGATGTGTTAGGACAGTTCATTAGCTTTGGGTTTGGTAATCATACAGACAAATGGGTGACATACGACAGTTCTGGGTCTTCTGACATTCAGCCATTCTATTACAAACGAGAGTGGTTTGACGATTTGGCACAACGGCTAATCGAGCTGGATAACAGATTGCCCACTCTAAATATAGTACAAACAATATGGTATGAAGACATACCCAACATGAAGCCAAATGGTAGGCTGCCTCAGAAACAAAATAATGGAACGAATGCTGATAAGATCAAGTCTATATTAAACCAGGATGAGTTTCTTGATTGGTATAATAAATTTGCAAAGGCACGTCAATGTACAAAGAGTTGATAAAAGATAGTCTATGGGTAATTGAGGATTTCCTCTCACCCGAAGAATTTGATACGATGTATAACCAATACGTCACTGCACAGTTCGACGATATGCTACACGTTAATAATCAGAAGTTTAAGCCACTAATGGCTGACACAGATATGAGTTATCGTGTAGTGACAATGGACCTATACAAGCCAATTTATAAAAAATTGAATCAACTCTCGATCGATCGGTTTGGTTGTGAGATGCCAGAAGAGAAGTTTCACGGGCTGAATATGCAGTACAAGCGGTTCTATCCTGGTGACTTCTATGCGTTGCACGCAGAAAATAACAAGATCTACGGTGATATGGTGTACGTTCTATACTTGAGTGATGAAGTGGATGGTGACATTGAGTTCCCAAGTCTTGAGGATGCTAAGCTGGAATGGAGTGATGGGTTTCAGCAGATGACAGAGATGTTTGACGTTTCATTTGCAGATAAAACATTTAAGTTTACTCCTAAGAAGAACACGTGTATAGTAATGAGAACAGGTGTTGCACATCTTGTCAGACCGTGTAGTGGTCAACGTCACAGCATTGCAGGCTGGCCTTGGTTTAAGAGAAAATGAACTTCCATATTCAAGTCCCCAACCTACCGTACGATGTCAAACAGCTAATCGATTTAGCTGCTGTCGTTCCTTGGTATGGTTTGCCAAACCAAACACTATCAGACGGTTTAGTGCCAATTGAGATGATTCCAGATAGCATATGTGAATTCTTTGGGGGTAGGCAATCATTTTGCTCGGCTGGGTTCATACGAGGTGATGCACATTTTGAGATAGCTGCACATGAGGATCGTGATCTGCTAGAGAACATATCAGCTCTTGGTGAAGCGTGGCACAGTGCTATTGGTAGTTGGCCTACTAGTTACATGGAGTGGTTAGTCAAAACAAGTAACAGGCTCTGTGCACTTTCTATTCCAGTTGTTGGTGAGTTTGACAGAGTTGTCACTACACTAATTCCAACAGACCCTAACCTGGCTATTGAGACTTTCACATTGGATCCTTACCCTGTATTGTTTCAAACAAATTGGGGTGTCAAGCATAAAGCAAAAAGCACTTCTGACCATGAACGATTAATGTTTCAAGTTTCGTTTGGAGACAACAATGATTTCAATACCATCAAGCATAAGATTCTTGCCACTCGACCTACCTAAGTTTCAATATAAGCAAAAGGTGTTGGATGAGTTTAAGCCTGACACAGACTTTTACTTTTGGAGTGAAGAATACATTACCCATCGTGACAGATCAATTCCGTTTCACGATCCAATGCCTATTAAGGATGGAGCTCACCCCGAGCTAGTCGACTATGCCAACACACACTTTCCATTCACGGGCACGGTATTGTTTAAACTCGTCAGAGCGAACGTAGATGTCAAGCCTCACGTTGATGACAACTACGTTGACTACTACGGTCCCAAAAAAGATTACAACACAATCACTCGAGAGTTCAGAGACCATCAGCTAGCCACAGAACCTTGTGGATACCGAATGACAATTGAAGGTGACCGTAAAAGCCTTTACTTGACAGATGGAGAGCCATCTCTTGTTGATGGTAAATTAGTCTATGGTGAGATCACTCAACATATTGACACAGAGGTTCCAGAGTCAACTGATTGCTTTGCGTTGAAGAGCTACGGCAGCATGCATGGCGTAAAGAAGACTGACAAAGACAGTAACAGACTGCTGTTATTTGTGGTTGGCTGGCTCGATTTGGATCGTCATACTGAGCTGGTAAATCGTAGCTATGAAAAATACAAAGAGTATGTGAGATGAACATCTGGTCAGTTGCAACTTACGTAGCAAAGAGTGACATACACGGACAAGGTCGTTTTGCAGATCAGAATATTGCACAAGGAACGATAGTGCTGCAAATTGATGGCAACATTCACAAGAATGAAAACCAAAGCTACGTCAACCACAGCTTGAAGAACAACCTCAACTACATTGGAGACAAAACGTGGATTGCAAATAAAGAGATTGCAGCTAATGATGAGTTGACAATGAATTATCTACAATGGGTTAAGAGTGTGCCATTTTGAAATATGCAGTAACAGGTAATAGCAAACGCTTTGGGAAGTTAATTACTGATGAGCTAACAAAGCGAAATATACCATACATTGGCTTTAGTAGGTCCACAGGTTATAACTTTGCTGATGTTGACACAATAATTAAACACTCAGTTGATTGTGATGTGTTTATTAACAACGCATGTATAAACAACTGTCAAGTTGAGATATTAGCTAAATTCTATCAAGCGTATCGGAACACCAACAAGATAATAGTGAACATTGGCAGTCTAATAACAGATGTTGATGTGATAAACAATGCTCCACATTTGATATACGAACAGTCCAATAAGCTACAGTTACGTAATATGAGTGAGATGATGCAGTCATCTCTATTGTCAGTAAAATACCTTACGTGGGGATTCCATCATGGTAATCCTATTTTAGATTACTTTCCCCATTTATTAGACACTACAACCATTCCTGAAGCAATTGATCAGATATTAATATGATGGAGTATGTTTGCGGCCCAGCTTGGGATAGACGATTGTTTGATATTACCCCAAAAGGTAATATTGGTATAATGATTACTGGTGGATTAGATAGTTGGGTGCTTTATAATCTTTTGGTATCGACAGGATCTGACATAACATTGTTTAATGTTCATCGCAAAGATGGGTTTGATAATCCAGATCGCGTTACACTTTTAACAGGTAAAGAAGTTGTTAAGATTGAGGATAAATCACAACACAGTGGAGAACGTGTTGCACGTGGGGTTGATACAATTTTAGCAGAATATCCAATCGATCAACTGTACATTGCTATTAATCGAGATCCACCAGTTGAACACTTTCCACAGTTTACAATGGAAGGGCGACCTTTTAGGCCGTGGAGAATTTATCATCCACGAATTTGTGCACCATTCTTGCAGCTGTACAAATATCACATTATTGATCTTGCAACCTCTTTAAATATTGATGTTGGCCTAACCCTTAGCTGTATTGCTAATAATAGTGATCCGTGTGGTGATTGCTGGCAATGTCTAGAAAGACGGTGGGGGTATGAACAACTCAATAAACCTTGATATCACACATCGCTGTTCTCTTGAGTGTGTAAAATGTCTCAGAGCATTCTACAAGGATAATGGTAATAAGGTTCCTGGCTACGACATGACTGTTGATGAGTATGTCAAGGTGATTGACTACTTTAAGCATGTTAACTTCTGTGGCAACATTTCTGATCCTGTTTTCAGCCCAAACCTGATAACATTCCTCAAGCTAAATTATGACCGAGGGATTACTTGCGAGGTGCATAATGCAGCAACAGGCAAACCACTTAGTTGGTATAGACAAGCGTTTGAAGCTAACCCAAAAGCTCGCTGGATCTTTGGTATTGATGGATATCCAGAAGACAGCCACCAATACAGAACTAACCAAAATGGCGAAGCTCTGTTTGAAGCTATGAAACTGTGTGCACAAATGGGATTGGATACAACGTGGAGATATATCACATTTAGATATAATGAAGACCACATTGACGATTGTAAGCGTATAGCCAAACATTATGGTGTTAAATTTCACCTTATGGAATCCAGCCGCTTTGTTAAAGATGATCCGTTAAAACCAACTAAACATTATGTAGATCGGGATTATGAGCAGCATTTATCCAAAGTGTATTAACAATCAACAGCAGATTGGGCACACAGCTCAAGGATACATTCTACCGTGCTGCTGGTGGGATCGTCCCAATTTGTTTAATGGTGAGATCAAAGATCTTGTTCAAGAGAAGTTCAAACTGACCAACGTCAATTCTGTAGCAGATATATTTGAGTCAGAAGAATGGAAGACTTTCTATCATAACCTATCAAATGGTATCGGACCTAGCCTCTGCCACACATTCTGTGGTGGGGCTGATGTAAAAAAAACCATTCACGACTAAATTGTCTGTTGACTTTACTACAACAACTCTGTATAAAGGTGATCCGTTCATAACAACAGGAACACATCATGGCTATGAAACATCTCTTCTATCCAGATAATCAAAAGTTTGACTATGGTCGGTTTAGCATTACAAAACTTTATCCTACTTCGTGCTGGAAAAAGCATCTTGATAACTACTTCTACCTTCGCTTCATCCTAGATCGCTCTGATGACCGAGAAGAGCGTTGGGTAGCAAACAAAGAAATGCAAATCGCCGAAAAGAAGATGAAGTACTGGGAAAGAATGCCAGAGTTTGATCAAGCTGTTGCTGATGCATACTTGGAAAAGTTGAAGAAAACTTGGAACCTCTCCAACAACAATTGCAAGTATGTTTTGGATCAAGATTACCGTCCAAGAAAATAATCCAAAAATATTCAGATGCCCTGTTGACTTTATGTCGACGGGGCATTATATTAATAGCAACAGAGGAGAGATGAGATGGTTACGGTAGAAAATAAGACGACTGGTGAAGTTGTAGAGTTCGAAACCTTTGGTGCCGCCGAGATGTTCACCACGTGTTTTGAGTATGGTGACGAGTTCTACATCGACGGCGTTCAGTATGAAATCGTAGAAGGTTTTCCAGAAATTAAAGAATAACTGTTGACTTCACGACGACAAGCTACTATATTATACTCATAGACACACACAGGAGACTACAAAATGGCTCACGAACTCGAAATCGTAAACGGTGTTGCTCAGATGGCTTATGCAGGCGAGACGCCTTGGCATGGTCTGGGTGTTCAGGTCTCGAATGATCTGACTCCCGAGCAGATGATGGATAAGGCTGGCCTTAACTGGGCAGTTGAGAAAAAGGATCTGACGATCGAAGGGACGAACATCAAGGTTCCTGGCCATCAGGCTCTGATCCGTTCGTCAGACAGCAAGATCTTGGATGTTGTTGGCGAAGACTGGAACCCTGTGCAGAACGAAGAAGCATTCAAGTTCTTCTCGGAGTATGTGCTTGCTGGCGACATGGAGATGAACACTGCAGGCTCGCTCAAGGGCGGCCGCAACGTGTGGGCTTTGGCTAAGGTCAAAGAGTCGTTCACGATCCTTGGCAGCGACCAAGTTGATTCGTATCTGCTGTTCAGCAACCCTCACCAGTACGGTAAGGCGATCGACGTTCGCTTCACTCCGATCCGTGTCGTCTGCAACAACACTCTGACGATGTCGCTAAACTCAGCTTCGAAGAACCAAGTCAAGCTGAACCACCGTTCTGTGTTCGATGCTGAGACTGTCAAGACGACCTTGGGCATTGCTCACGAGAAGTTTGGCAAGTACAAAGAGATGGCAGAGTTCTTGGCTTCCAAGAAGTTCTCGGTCGACTCCTTGATCCAGTACTACAACGATGTGTTCCCTCACACGTACAACAAGGACAAGAGTGTCAAGGTGACGAAGGCTGACGATCTGACCAAGACTGCAAAAGCAGCAATGGCTGTTCTCGACACTCAGCCTGGTGCTAACTTGGGTGCTGGTACTTGGTGGCAGGCGTTCAACTCTGTCACGTATCTGACTGACCACGAGATGGGTCGTTCTGCAGATACTCGGATGGAGTCGGCTTGGTTCGGTATCAACCAAGCTCGCAAGATCAAAGCTGCTCACAAGGCTGTGGAATACGCCACAGCCGCCTAAGCTCGAGCGCCTCCCCGACTAAATAAAAAGAAAGGGAGGCGTTTATGTACAACTTTTCTGTTGACCTTCTAGAAAAAGCTCTGTATAGCTATACTGTGACCAGTTGTTACGGAGAGTGGGATGACGACTTCTATCTCCAAGCATCTTACGAGTCATTCATGGATCCCACGCTAGCTGCGTGCATAACAATGGACTATATTGATGAAGCCTGCCTCCCAATTTACCAAGACGACAGCAAGAGTTTTTGCGAGTTCCTTGATAAATACAAAACGCCACTGGATGGTGGGTATCCAATGGGCTGTTGACGGTTCAAAGGGTAACAAGTATACTGTTGAGATGAGAGATGATGGTTTTGTTTGTAGCTGTCCTGCATTTAGGAAGTGCAAGCATATCGATGTGGTAGAACAGAGGATTGTGGAGGCTTGATGATGGGTTATGTAAACAACGAGAAAGAACCAGAGCTTGTGTTTGTTGGTAACGACGACCAAGAATTGACTCAAATCGCTCGCATGGTCGAGAAGCTAAACGCCGATCTTGTTGACTCTGGTTTTGATCAGTACAAGTTTGACCTCGAGGTGAAAGGTGAAAAAGCCTACATCAAACGGGTCTAAGTGTTAGTGATGGTGCGATTGCAGGGGCGCTTATGCGCCCCTTTTTTTCATGTATAAATAGTAGAAACTATTTTGTGAGAACCCAATGCTTTCATTTAGATCCTACATCACTGAGGCCACTATGTACACCAAGATGACTCCAGCCGAATTTGTAAAATATGACTGGAGAATTGATGTGTTTTTACGTAAGTATAAAGACGAAGAATCCTTCACGTTAGCTACTGGCGGAAACGTAAAGTTTCACTATGACCCCGCAATATCCAAAATTATGGATAAACGGAACCAACAATTGCTAAGAACTGTTAAGTTGCTTGGCAAAGATGGTAAAGAATATAGTCTAAGCGATTTGGGTAAAGATCGTGATTTTGGTGGCAAGGGTGCAGGCGCTGGTACAGCCGTTGAGGATATGGAGCTTCGAAGTTTACAGAAGCAGTTGGATGATATTAGATCCGATATTGCTCAGGGGACAATTAAAATCAAAGTGGGTAACAGGGTGTATGATATAGCTGGAGCAGAAACAACGCCAGGTACACCAAAATCAGACTTCCATTTGTTAGATGTAAATGGTAAGGAGGTAGTTTGGATTTCTCACAAGAAGGGTCGCACCGCTAAGGACTTCCAACAGTGGGGCGGCGTTTCACAAAGATCTGAACCAACTATTGCTAGCCACCCCGAAGTTCAAAAGTTTGTTAGTGATTTGAAGAAAGCCTATCCTCAAGGATTACCAAATGCTACATCGTTGTATAGAAAAATTGACGATGACCATTTGAAAAACCTCAGTGTATATGGTAACGACTATGGTAAGGCACTCGGCCGTCAGAATGTTTCTATACTGCTTCAAGGTGCAGTAAAGGTAATCAAATCTGGTTCATACTATCAACTATCAGCAAATCATGTGCACTTTAACAGTGACAAGATTACTGGAGATTATGAACCTGTGTTAGCTGCAATCTACAAAGGCGATAGAAGTGACGCTGGTGTAAAGGGAACACGTATTGTTATTATGCCAATTGCAGGGCGTAAATTTATAGGACCAATTTAATGGCTCAGTTTAGCACAGAAAAAAACGCACTACTAAACAACAATAACACCTTGTATGAGGTTGTTATGGTTGCTGGCCAAGCTGGTCCATCTGTTTACGTTCCATCGGGCAACTTGAACACAAGCTCTGATGCCTTTGGTAGAATGCGAGCTGCGCTTCCCCACACCTTGTTTGATAGCTCGTTTAGATTTGCAGATAACCAGAGAAAGTGGACTCAGAAGTCATCTGGAACACACACGGTAGCGTTCAACGCTAACCAAGGTCTAGTCGATCTAACAGTTGGATCAGCTAGCGGTGATGAGATCATACGTGAGACCAACAGATCATTTCCTTACCAACCTGGTAAGAGCCTGATCTCGATGAATACATTTACAATGAATACTCCAAAAGCTAATCTGCGACAGCGAGTTGGATATTTTGGCAAGAAGAATGGAATTTACTTTGAGCAGGATGGATTAACTTCTTACTTTGTAAAAAGAAGTTTTGTAACTGGCGTAGTTGATAATACAAGAGTATCCCAAGCTGATTGGAACATCGATCAGCTAGATGGCACAGGCCCAAGTGGGTTGGTTCTTGATATTACAAAGTCTCAGATATTCTGGGTTGATTTAGAATGGCTTGGTGTTGGATCTGTGCGAACAGGTTTTGTAATAAATGGTCAGTTTATCGTCACACATATTTTTCACCACGCTAATGATATTACAGGAACGTACATTACAACTGCATCGTTGCCTTGCAGATATGAAATAACCAACACAGGTGCTACAGATGGTGCTAGCACACTAAAACAAATTTGTACAACAGTTATATCTGAAGGTGGTTATAACGTACAGGGTTTGACCAGAAGCGCTACAAACCCAATCACAGGTAAAAACCTCGTCAATGATAAGCTCAATCCTATGGTGTCTATACGACTCAGAAAAGGTCATACTGATGCTGTTGTCGTCCCAGTACATGCAGAGTTCTACGGTTTACAAGCTACAGCTTTTAAATATATGATTATTCGTAATGTAACATCTTTACGTAATGCATCGTGGGTGTTGCAAGATTCATCTGGCGCTGTTGAATATGACATCTCAGCAGATTCGATGAGTGGTGGCGAGATCATATTACAAGGATTATTCAAAGGACAGGATACTGCCCCGACAGTAGCACTTGCAGATATATTTAACCACTCAGCGCAGCTAACCAGAGCTATTATCGACAACGATAGTACTGGTGATATATTTACAGTAGCAATCACTCCAACAACAAACAACGACGATGCTATTGTTGCATTGAATTGGCAGGAGCAGTCACAATAATGATAAACTTCTCAAACTTCATTACAGAGCAGAAGAACACCCACATGACCCACATTGAGGACAAGGTGATCTATGGTGGCGTCGACGGAACACGTCAAGCGATCCTAGCTCTGCGAATGCTTCGTGACATGCTTGGTGGTAAGCATGAAGGTAGCGTCTCTGTTAAGTGGGATGGTGCTCCTGCAGTGTTTGCTGGGATTGATCCAACTGATGGTAAGTTCTTTGTTGCAAAGAAGGGTATTTTCAACAAGAACCCAAAGGTGTACAAGACTGCTGCTGAGGTCGAAGCTGATACGTCAGGTGACCTCGCAGACAAACTGAAAGCTGCTTTGAAGTATCTTCCAGAGCTTGGGATCAAAGGTGTTGTGCAAGGTGACTTCCTATACAGCAGTGAAGATGTTGGTGACGAAATGATTGATGGCCAGCGTTATACAACATTCCATCCAAACACAATCGTCTACGCTGTTCCATACGATTCAGAGGCTGCCAAGACGATCCGTAAGTCAAAGATCGGTATCGTTTGGCACACTACATACAATGGCAATTCATTTGAAACCATGTCAGCATCCTATGGTGTTGACGTATCAAAACTTAACAAGAGCTCGAATGTGTGGTCACAGGATGCGATGTTGCGCGATGTGACAAATGCTACAATGAGCAAACAAGACACGGAGACTGTCAATGAACTTCTTTCGCAAGCTGGTAAGCTATTTAACCAAATCAGTGGATCAACCCTCAGAGAACTCGAGCGCAACGAGCTCCTCGCCCAACACGTCGAAACCTACAACAACTCCTTCGTCCGTTCAGGAACAATCGTTACAGACACTCGAGCACACGTTAGTGGCCTCATCAAGTGGATCGACAACAAATACCAAAAAGAAATCGACTCGCGCAAAACCCCAGCAGGAAAAGCTAGCATCGGTGCCAAGCTCAAAGACCTCCTCAACTTCTTCTCGGAAGAAAACAAAGCCAGTCTGATAAAGATGTTTGACCTGCAAAAGGTCATTGTTTTGGCTAAACTAAAACTTATAAATACACTCAACAAGTTACAAACTGTTGATACATTTGTTAAGACTCGTAATGGTTTTAAAGTAACAGGCGCCGAAGGCTACGTTGCTATTGACAAACTTGGTGGTGACGCGGTAAAGATTGTTGACCGAATGGAATTCTCGTTCAATAACTTTTCGCCTGATATACTCAAAGGATGGGATAAACTGGGAAGACGATAATGGCAAAGAAAATAGATTTTAAAGACTTTTTGACTGTTGATTATGCTCCAGGAATGGACCCCCTAATCAAGCGCAACGCTAAGAAGCGTAAGAGCGACGAGACTATGACATCAGGTCCAAGCGAAGCTGTTGCGCCTGGAATCAAAGCTCCTAAACCACTAAGTGGAAAGGCTGCTCAGGCATACATTGATGGTGGCAAACATGCTGCTGATGTGTCTATGGGCCGCGAAGGAAAGCACGCTATTGTTAAAAATCCTGGATCAAAAACACACGTTCATGTGTTTAAATATGAAGAATTTGAACAGTTGATTGACTTGCTTCTTGATGAAGCTACTCTTAGCCCGCAGCAACGCCGTCAAAGAGCGATGCAGTTCAAGCGTATGCACGCTAAAATTGAGCTAGGCCAAAAAAGAGCTGAAAACAGATTTGCTGATCCCAAGCGTTTATTGAATCGTGCCAAAGTTGCTGCCCGTAAAACGTTGTTTAATAAATTGACTAAAGGTATGACAAAGGATGAACTTTCATATCAACGCAGACAAGAAATTGAAAAGCGTCTAGATACTCCTATGATGAAAAGAAAAATTCAACTAATGGCGACAAAAATGCTTCCCAAAGAGCGTCAAGCAGAAATTCAACGCCATCAACAGAAAGCTACTTCTGATAAATGATCAATAGATTTAGTCAGTTTTTAGTTGAAGAGGACAAGTCGGTCTACTTTACGTTTGGCCGCATGAATCCTCCCACGATTGGTCATGGTAAACTACTAGACAAAATATCAGCCTTGGCTGGCAGAAATCCCTATAAAGTTTTTCTATCACAATCGCAAGACGCTGCAAAGAATCCTTTATCTTACTCTGATAAGATCAAGAACGTCCGTAAAATGTTTCCCAAGCATGCCCGCAACATAATGGTTGCAAAGGACGTTCATACAGCGTTTGATGCGGTGGTATCGCTATATGACCAAGGCTTCCGTAAGATCATAATGGTTGTTGGATCTGATCGTGTGACTGAGTTTGATACACTATTGACCAAGTACAACGGTAAAGAAGCTCGTCACGGATTCTATAACTTCCAAGAGATCAAAGTTGTTTCTGCTGGAGAGCGCGACCCTGACGCAGAAGGCGTTGAGGGTATGTCAGCATCTAAGCTAAGAGCTGCTGCAAAAGATAATGACTTTGTCAAGTTCTCCCAAGGTATCCCATCTACCCTATCGACCAAAGACTCTCGCAAACTGTTTAACGATGTGCGCAAGGGTATGGGACTTGAAGAAGAAATTTCCTTTAAAAATCATATTCAGCTATTTCCAGTAAACGAAGCTCGTGAGATGTATGTCAAGGGTCAATTGTTTAACATTGGTGATCAGGTAATTGTCAAAGAATCTGATGAGGTCGGAACCGTTACAATATTAGGATCCAATTACGTCATCATTGAAACTGCTGATGGAAGAAGAATGCGTAAGTGGCTGGATGCTGTTGAAGTGATTGAAAACACTGACCGTTGGTATAAAGATCAACCTGAATGGGGTACACCAGAAGCTGCTAAGAAAGCTAAGAAGGTCACCCCAGGCCAGTCTGATGTAAAAGAAGAATCAAAAGGGTTGTGGTACAATATCCAACAGCGCCGCAAAAAGGGACTGCCAAGGTTGAAGCCTGGCGATAAAAATTATCCAAAAACCTTGGACATAGAAAAGGCTGACAAATGAAATCATTTGACCAAATCAGAGAAAAGCATTTAACACCTGCAGAGATGAAGAAGCGCGAAGAAGTTGCTAAGGCAATCAAGCGTGAGAATCCTAACATGCCTATGGCTAAGAAGATGGCTATTGCTACAGCCACTGCTAAGAAAGTTGCTGAAAGTGTTCAAGACATGGCTTCTATGGGTGGTAGATCGCTAGCCCGTATCGCTAACGCTGTTGGCCATCCTGACAGCGCTGCTGCAAAGAATGAGCTAGCACGTCGTAGAATGAAGAATGAAGAAAGAGTAATCTCTGGCGGATACCGTGACAAGGATGGCAAGTATCATCCACCTAAAACAGCTAGCAGTATTGCAAAAGATCGCCTTGCAAAAAAGGCCGCTATTATGAAGAAGACTGCTGCAGCTATGCGTAATGAAGAAACTGAACTTGACGAAAGCATTACAAGAGTGTCAGACGCGAAGTTAAAGTTTCATGCTGTAAATGGTGTTCCACATGGTAGCTACAGTAAGAGTGAAATCTCAGCAGAGCACAATCGTAGAAAGAAAACCGGTGGCGCTGAGTATGCTGCTGTTAAGCCTTCAATGAATGAAGCTGTAACAGAAGCTGCAGATATGTCTAAGCTAAAGTTGCTTGCGCGTGCTGGATTGGTCGACTCGAAGGATGTTGAAAGACTGATGTCTGCGTTCAAGGTTATGCAAGCTGGAAAGCCTTTGACCCAGCAACAGAAAGATCTAGTAATTTCATCATATGGTGAGTTGGCTAGTATTGTGACTGGCGATTCTCAGACATTCCAAAAGGCAAAGAAAGCAGTTTCAGAGGCTATAGGTGACTAACATGATTGGGTTCAAGGCATTCACAGAAGCAACATACCAGGGTAAGAAAGTTGCCCTGAATAAACCATCCGCTGGTGATGTTAAGAAGTCAAAAGTGTTTGTCGATCTTGATGGTGATGGTAAAGCTAAGAAAGTTAATTTTGGCGATCCTAATATGACAATCAAGAAGGATAATCCTGCACGTCGACGTTCATTTAGAGCTAGACACAATTGTGATGATCCTGGTCCAAAAGACAAAGCTCGCTACTGGTCTTGCAGAGCTTGGTAATTTTTATCAGATAAATAACTCTAAATTCTATGGGAATCTAAATGACTGACGCAAACGAATCAAGACTTAATCGTATTGAGGATAAGATCGACAAGCTCGCTGATGCGATGGTGTTGATTGCTCGTACCGATGAAAAGCTAATCTCGATGGAGCAGAAGTATGCTGCTCAGTATGAACGAATGAATCGTTTCTCTCAGAAACTAGATGATATAGAAAAATTAGTAGAAACCAACAATCATACAGTTATGTTAATTAACAAGATTGTTGGAGGAGCAGCCATCGCAGCAATCGGTGCGTGGGCAACCCAGTACTTCATGTAAGGAAAATAAAAAATGAAGACACAAGACATTAGAAGCATGGGACTTGCTTACCTCGAAGTCCTCGAAGGCAACAGCAATGCAGCTAGAAGAGCTCAGAAGGCAGCTTGGGACGCAGAGGACAATGCGGTCCTAGCTAGAGCTCACGCAATGAACAAGCATGGTCACGATGCGGTTGGTCAAGAAGATCCAGACGTCAACAACGATAAGAAGGTTGACAGCACTGACAAGTATCTGTTGAATCGTCGTAAGGCAATCTCTGCAAATATCCGTAAGGAAGAGACAGAAAAACTTGACGAGCTTTCAACAAAGACAACAGATTCGTATTGGAAAAAAGCAACCAAACAACTGGATGATCCAAAGACGGATCTTAAAACTTTCGACAAGCGTGTTAGTGGCGTACTTACAGCTTTAAAAAAAGATTCTAAAAAGACTCAAACTGAAGAAGTTGAAGAAGTCGATGAAGCTCTTGTAGGCAATCAGCACAAGATTGATGCTAACAAGAACGGTAAAGTTGACGCACACGACTTCCACCTTCTCCGTAAGGGTAAGAAGGTTGCAGAAGAAAAAGAGGAAAGCAAAGCTCACGAAAAAGCTGAGAAGAAGACAGTAACTGCTAAGTCAATCAAGAATGCACTTGCTTCTGCAAAGGCTCAGGCTAAGCCAAAGAGTGCTGTATCTCTTGCAAAGACACCTTGGAATGAAGAAGTTGAACTTGATGAAGTTTCTGCTAAAACTCTTGGCAACTACTCAATTAAAGCTGCTCAGCAAGGTGGCTCAGATAAGCGTGTAGCTGGTCAAAAAATGGCTGATGAGAAGATCCGCAAGAAGTACGGATATTCATCTGACGCCAAGGTTGCTGCAGAAGCTACGGAATGGCCAATCTTTGCACGTATCCAAGAAAAAGCTACTGAGACTAAAAAGGGAAAGTACGAAATCTCTAAAGTTGGAGATGACTTTGCTGGTGACATTGACACATCCTATGCTAAGCACAATAAAGGTGCACATCCTAATGAGCCACATGGTTCAACAGCATCTCAAGGTGAAAAAGACTTTATTGCAGCACATGGTGGGTTAACTGGAACCGACTCTGGTATCAGTGCTAACAAGTATCACGATGCAAACTCTAAAGCTCTTCGTGCAAGTGTTAAGCAAGCTCCAGGCCGTCACAACGATCAAAAGATTGGTGATAAGACCCCACCAAAGGCCTCAGCATAATATATGCCGGACTGCTAACAACCGCAGATTTATTATACAGGGTTTTTAGAAAAAGGCAACATGAAAAATTTTGAATTGACAGAAGAAAATCTCTTGATATATGCTGCAAAGAATTACTACAATCCAAAGTATATCAATGCAGAAGAGTTTTATGAAGATATAAAACGATTCAAATATATCAAGAGACTTCTAAATAGATATGAAGAAACGTCTAATCTATCGGAAAGATTAATACTAAACCATTTGATTGTTGTCTTTAATGTGTTTGGAATTGAGCCAGCTTTAAAGATTCTTGAGCTTAAACTTGAGAAAAAATACTGGCCTCAAATCAAACCATTCTTGATCTTCTTGAAATATATTCGTAATGACCAATACACCAACATAACAATGGACCCCATTGTAGTAAACAAACTGAGAAGCATTTAATGGGCATTTTTAAGACTACCGGCGACTTACTCTATACGTTTAGATTTCTTAGACTTCTTACCATGAAGTTTGAGGATACTGAAACGTATAAGGCTGGTATTATTGATGCTAACGGCAATAAAAACAAATCTTTTGATATGACGCTCAGCGTCAATAGAAAAAACTATGCGGAATATTACACTCCGTTCCATCGCCTTGTGTTTAACATTAAGAAGCTAATGGCTAAGGTTCCAGGCGGTGGATCACGTTTAGCTACGTATGCTGCTGCGTTGTATCTAATGAAAGAGAAGTTTGACGTCTCTGACAAACACATTCAGCAATCGCTAAAAGAGGTTGGTATTGACTCAACAGATTTTATGCTTGAGCAATCACAATGGTTTGTGCTTAGCGATGGCCGATTGTCGCCTGGTTCGTACAAACTTGCAAATGATAAAGTGATTAACTCAACTTGTGAAGACATAGTTAAAGCTAAAGACAGCGTTCACGTAGAGGATAAGTGCTACCCAGTGGGATCAATCTTTGGATTGAATATCTATGAAGCGGTGCACACTAGATCAAAGCAAACAGTATACGTCACATCAGCGGAGCTACTAGTATGAAGCCAGTAGATGAAGAAGCCCCAGCAACATCTGTCTCTAATGCATCTGTTGACACCACTCCAGGAATTAAACAAACAGTGCTGGTTGATAAGAGATACAGCCCCAAGAAACCACCTGTGTACTTGAAGAAGTTTCGTAAATTCATTGAGAAGTAATTATGTTTAAGCTATATGCTATTCTTGCTATTGTAGGTATCGTTGCCACTGTTGGAACAGGTGCGTTTGTTTATGTGTCAAGTTTACAAGAACGTGTAGCAACCCTGCAAGCAAACAATGCTAAGCTCGAAGGTGCTGTTCGCACTCAACAAGAGACGATCAAGCGTGCTACAGAAGATGCTAAGCACTTCCAACAACTAAATACACAACTGTCAGCGGATCTAAAAGCAGCTGAGGCTGGTGTTGACCAATTGAGATCAACGCTAGCAAACCATGATTTGACCAGACTAACCCTTGCTAAGCCTGGATTGATACAAACAAGGATTAATAATGCGACTAATGAATTGTTTAAACAGCTCAACGCTGACACAGCTATTGCTGCCCCTGTCGAGCCTGCTCCTGCTGAGTAACTGTGGCTTGATGGCCAAACCTCCAGAACCAGAGGTAGTGGTTCAGACAGAGTACATCTCAAGAACAATCCCACTTCAAGCTCAACCTAAGCCTGTTCAGCTTGTTGATGTTAAGTGGTATGTTGTTACCGAGGAGAATCTTCCTCAATTCTTGGAACAGTTTAAGAAAGACAACGGCGCTGTAGCGTTTATGGCTGTCTCTGTCCAAGGATATGAAAATATTTCCATGAACGTCCAAGAGCTTCGTAGATACATCTTGCAACAGAAGTCCGTCATAGTGTATTATGAGAATGCTGCGCAAGAGCCTCCTAAGCCACCAGAAACAACCACAAAATAAATATATTTTTATCCCAGTGCAACTCGCTGTTGTGCTGGTTGTGGATTTTCTATATACTAATCCAATAACGCTATCAATATAGGATCGTATCAATAATGATTGAGTACGTAGTTAAGCGGGACGGTTCGACAGAGTCGTTTGCCCGAGAGAAAATTGTTGTCGCTGTTGAGAAAGCGATGAAATCTGTCAAGATCTCCAGTAAGAGCTTGCCAAATGAGATTGCAGATGAAGTGATCAAGCGTCTCGAAGGTGATCCTATTACAGAAGTAAACCAAATTCATAAGACCGTTGAAGATGTTATCATGGACATGGGCATTCACAATCTTGCCCGTGAGTACATCGTCTATCGTGCAAAGAACATGCCAAACATCTTCCGTAAGCGTCATAACCTCAAGCCATACGAATATCCGCAGTTGATCGAGTACCTTGAAGCGATCCGTCACTCGTACTGGATCCATACAGAGTTTAACTATTCTGGCGACATCCAAGATATGAAAGTTCGCTTGACTCCAGAAGAAGCTGACGTTGTTAAACGTGCAATGCTAGCTATCTCTCAGATCGAAGTGCAAGTAAAGACATTCTGGGCCAAGATTGGTGACAGAATGCCAAAGCCAGAAGTGCAAGCTGTTGGTGTAACATTTGGTGAGTCTGAAGTCCGTCACGCTGATGCATACTCCAACTTGATTGAGATGCTTGGCCTGAACAAAGAGTTCGAAGCGCTGGTAGAGGTTCCAGCTATCAAGAAGCGTATGGCTTATTTGGAACAGTCTATGGTAACTCCTATCGAAGACAAAGACTATTTCCACAACATCATTCTGTTCTCGATGTTCGTAGAGAACGTCTCGTTGTTCTCTCAGTTCCTAATTATGATGGCATTCAACAAGCACCGCAATGTACTCAAGGGCATCTCAAATGCTGTTGAAGCTACTTCCAAGGAAGAGGATGTTCACGCTCGTTTTGGTTTTGAGCTTGTCAACATCATTAAAGCAGAGAACCCATCATGGTGGGACAAAGAAACTATCCAAACAATCAACTCACTTGCTAAGGATGCCTTCAAAGCTGAATCTGCAATTGTTGATTGGATCTATGGTAATATCGATCTAGACTTCCTACCTAAAGAAACAGTTAAGGAATTCCTCAAGCATCGGTTCAACCAGTCGCTTAATGCTATTGATTTGAAGAGTATTTACGAAGTCGACCCTAAAGCAATCGTTGACACTGAATGGTTTATAGATGAAACTTTGAGCACAAAGAACGTTGACTTCTTCGTCAAGAGAAGCACAGCATATTCCAAAAAGACTAAATCATTTACAGAAGACGATCTATTTTAAGGAGAAACGAATGGCATTTGATTGGCTTAATGATCAATCACGCGCATTCCTCTCACGTGGCTATCTGTTAGAAGGACAGACAGCCGAGCAACGTGTAAGAGTTATTGCGGATACAGCAGAGAAGCATCTTGGTATCAAGGGCTTCGCTGACAAGTTCTACGACTACATGGGACGAGGTTTCTATTCCCTCGCTTCGCCTATTTGGTCAAACTATGGCACCGACAGAGGACTTCCTGTCTCTTGCTTTGGATCGTATATTGACGATCATATGGAGTCTATCCTTCATGGCACCGCGGAAAACGGCATGCTAATGAAAACGGGGGGTGGCACATCAGGCTACTTCGGAGCCGTGCGTCCTAGAGGCGCTCCCATTCGCAATAACGGCGAATCTTCGGGCTCAGTACACTTCATGGAGCTGTTTGATAAGCTAGCTTCTGTAATCTCACAAGGCAATGTTCGTCGTGGGTTCTTTTCTCCTTACCTACCGATCGATCACAAAGATGCTGATGAGTTCCTTGATGTTGGCACAGAAGGTCACCCCATCCAAGGTCTGACAACTGGCATTACAGTATCTGACGCATTCTTGGAGCGTATGACTGCTGGTGATCCAGAGGCTCGTCGTTTGTGGGCTAAGGTTCTACAGAGACGTTCTGAGATTGGCTATCCATACATTCTATTCTCTGACAATGTTAACAACGGTAAGCCAGACGTCTACAAAGACCTCAAGATGACAATCTGGGCATCTAATATGTGCACAGAGATTGCATTGCCATCGTCAGTAGATGAGACATTCACTTGTGTGTTGTCTTCATTGAATCTGGTTATGTGGGATGAGATTGAAAAGACAGATGCTATTCAAGTTCTGATTATGTTCCTTGACACTGTTGTCACCGAGTTTGTTCAGAAGACAGAAGGTATGAAGTACTTTGAACGTGCTCGCCGCTTTGCTGAACGTCACCGTGCTCTTGGAGCTGGTGTGCTTGGTTGGCATTCGTTCTTGCAGTCAAAGATGATTGCATTCGAGTCTGCAGAAGCAGCTAAGCTCAACTTGAAGATTGCCAAGACCATTCGTGAACAAGCTAATACAGCATCACAGTCTCTTGCTACGATGTTTGGTGAGCCTGAGCTGTTGAAGGGATATGGTCGTCGTAACACAACTCTTCTCGCTATTGCACCAACTAAGTCCAGCAGCTACATTCTTGGTCAGGTTTCTCAGTCGATCGAGCCAGAGTTCTCTAACTGCTATGTTAAGGATCTTGCAAAGGCAAAAGTGACAATCAAGAACCCATATTTGATTAAGTTGCTACAAGAGAAGGGTCAAGACACTCACGAAGTGTGGGACTCGATCAAGAACATGGACGGATCTGTTCAGCATTTGAACATCTTGACTCAAGAAGAAAAAGATGTGTTCAAGACGTTTGCTGAGATCAATCCAGAAGCTATTATCACGCAAGCGAGTGTCCGTCAAACCTATATAGACCAGGCGCAAAGTATCAATCTCATGCTTGATCCTGACACGCCAGTAAAGGAAATCAACGCTCTTTATTTACTTGCGTGGAAGATGGGCATCAAGAGTCTGTATTATAGCTTCTCAATGTCCAAAGCCCAGTCCCTTACACGTAAGCGCGTAATGAGTCAAGGTTGTGCAGCTTGCGAGGGTTAAATGGAAGAAGAGTACTACTGTCTGTGTGATAACTGCGAAGTTGAAACGCAGGTTATGGTAATAGACGAAGAAGAAGTTCCAGTATATTGTCCAATGTGTGGATGTAATGTAGAATTTGAAGCATTAGCGGACGATTAATTAACTTGACTAAATATCCCTGGAAACGGGGATATTTTTTTTTATGTGGAACATTACGTTTAATACCAAATGGGATTTTGATACATTAACTGTGCCATTTGATCCTGTCGAACACGACATTAGCAAGTATCACGGATTTGTCTATGTGATTATTGAGAAAGCTACCAGAAAGAAGTACATTGGAAAGAAGTTCTTTTGGAACAGTAAAATTCTTCCTGTAACAAAAACTCGTAAGCGCAGACAGAAAACGCTTGTCGAATCTGATTGGATGCAGTACTATGGATCTAGTGCTGAAGTGCAATCACTGGTAGAAGCCAATGGACAAGATGCTTACGAACGGATCATTCTGCGGTTATGTAAGTCTAAAGGTGAATGCTCTTACTATGAAGCTAAGTTGCAGTTTGAACACGATGTGTTGCTTCGCGATGACTTTTTCAATGAGTTTATCGGCTGTAAGATCCATTCAAAACACCTGAAAGGTTTGAAATGATTCTAATTGATTATAATGCTATTGCTATTAGCAATATTGTGACACAAAAGCTGGCGTTGGATGAGAATCTAATCCGTCATATGATCCTCAACTCCATCCGTATGTACCGCAAGAAGTACTTCCTCGAGTTTGGCGAAGTTGTTATCACAAGCGATGGTAGCAAGAACTGGCGCTATGAGGCTTTTCCTCAATACAAGTTCAAGCGCAAAGATGCTCGCAAAGAGTCGTCAATCGACTGGAAAGAGGTATTCCGTATTACCAACAAGGTGCTTGATGAGCTTCGTGAAAACTTTCCCTACAAAGTTGTTGTGCACGATAAGTGTGAAGCTGATGATGTAATTGCACAGTTGGTTGTCAACTCTCAAGTAGACTTTGGCCATCAAGAACAGGTAATGATTATATCGTCTGACAAAGACTTTGGTCAGTTGCAGAAATATTCTAACGTCCGTCAGTACTCTCCAATGTTGAAAAAAGAGATTGAGATCCTCAATCCTCGTCGTCACCTGCTTGAGCTGATCCTTCGCGGCGATCAAGCTGATGGTATTCCCAACGTGCTGTCTGCTGATGACTCTTTCACTCAAGGGATTCGTCAGACTCCTCTTCGTGAAGCAAAGATCGAAGAGATTATGAAAGATCTCGACGATGGTGAGTTGCTGTATGCTGCTGTGTGGTATCGCAACTATCTTCGTAATAAAAAGCTGATTGATCTTACAGAAACACCAGATGTCCTAAAACAAGAAATTATAAATAACTTTGATCAACAAGGTAATAAATCTGATAACAAGAAAAAAGTACTCAGCTACTTAATTGCTAATGGATGTGTTAATCTAGTTGAAGTGATTGGAGACTTTATTTAATGGCTAACAACGTAACGAAATATATTCACGAAGTGCTTGCACTTGTAGATAAAGCTGCTACTAAAAAAGAAAAGATTGAGATTCTTCAAAACAATGATTCGTTGGTTCTAAAGAACATCCTCATTGGGACATTTGATGAATCGCTCGAGTGGCTTCTTCCAGATACGCCCCCTCCATACGAAGCGTGTGATGCACATAACGCACCATCTTCCCTAAACAAACAACTGGATAACTTTGCCTACTTTGTCAAAGGTGGCAAGGGTCCTGATATGTTAAAAGTTAAGCGTGAGATGATGTTCATCCGCATGCTTGAATCTATTCATCCCGAGGACGCTAAGATTGTCGTCGCGATGCTTGCGCGTAAGCTGCCAACCAAAGGTTTAACCAAAGCACTAGTAAAGGAGGCATTCCCTAAACTACTTCGTAACTAAGTTTAACTACAACAGGAGATTGCATGACTGCTCAGCTCGAACGATTAATAGAAGATTCTAATCAACTCCAAAACTATATAAGCAAAGTCCAGAAAAAGGGTCGAACAGATCTAGTACCAAAACTAAATCAAAAACTACATTTTTTAGACCAAACTATAGCTGAGTTTAGACAACAGTTGCAATAAGGAGATACGCGAGTCGGCTAGTTCCGGCTAGCCGACTACTCAAGGGAAAATATTATGCCAACCTACACTATGAGAAATTTAGAAACTGATGAAGTACAAGAGATGATTATGTCTCTTAGCGAACGGGAAAGTTTGCTTGCAACAGGCAAATTTAAACAGGAGCTAGCTACACCCAACTTTATTTCATACACGGGTGGAACTTTATCAAAAACCAGCGGCGATTGGCGAAATTTGATGACTAAGATCAAAAAAGAAGCTGGGCGTGGCAATACCGTAAAAGATTGATTATGACAAAAAGAATTAAGGCAGCTCCGATTAACCCAACCGCGGAGTGGTTAGCAAACATCACACCAATCACTGCAACGCAGCAAAAGGTGTTTGATAGTTGGGACGATCAAAACAATTTGGTTCTAGCTGGTTCAGCAGGCACAGGTAAGACATTCATTGCCTTGTATCTTGCCCTACGTGACTTGTTGAAGTACGATTCGCTGTACAACCAAATTGTTGTCATCCGATCTGTTGTTCCTACACGTGACATGGGCTTCTTGCCTGGAACACAGAAAGAAAAAGAAGAAGCGTATCAGTCACCATACAAAGCTATCTGCAATGAGCTATTTGGTGATGCTTCTGCTTATGCAAAGCTCGCTGGAACACAAAAGATACATTTTGAGTCAACTTCGTTCATTAGAGGGTTGACCTTTAACGATAGTATCCTTATAGTGGACGAGATGCAGAACTTGAACTTCCACGAGTTGGACTCTGTGATCACTCGTGTGGGTAAGAACTGCAAGATTATCTTCTGTGGTGACTATCGCCAGTCAGACTTCAAGAAGGAAGATGAGAAGAGTGGCATTCTGACGTTCTTGTCAATCATTGAACGAATGAACAACTTTGAGATTGTTAACTTTGGTTGGGAAGACATTGTTCGATCTGGCCTTGTCAGGGATTATCTAATGACGAAAGAGATGCTAGGGATCGAATAATGGTTATCATTTATGGCACAGAATGGTGCAGCTATTGCATCAGAGCAAAGAAGCTAGTTGAGCAATATCAGCTTGACTTTGAGTTCAGAGATGTGGATAATCCAGAGATGAAGGCACAACTAAAATCAATGTTGCCTGATCACAAAACTATTCCTCAGATATGGTGGCATGGAAACCATATTGGAGGCTATTCCGAGTTCGCTAACGAGCTCGAAAACACTCGCAGCTTTGGTCAAGATAAGTTCTGAAAGGTGAAATAACTCTACGATGGCTAAATTTGGTCGATTTGATCCTCGCAACAAGAAGCAGGGTCGGAACAAGCAAAAGTCTTTGTATAAAGACATCCGTATGCATGAGAATGACAAAGATCGAAAAATAAAAGGGACCACCTACACCCAAGTTATTGTTGATGACCTTGAACCAATTGAGGAAGATTATTATGATTTTGAAGAATGATGTGTTTGAGCTGCTACAGCTTCGCTATGAGTGGGAAGAGATTGCTCGTACATTTAAACTTGGCGATAAATCTGGACACCTAGATAATCTCAAGAGATTTGTACAGGCTGGCCATAAAGCCAATCGCTTTCGGGATGGATACGACCGCGCTGTGGAGATCGCTAACTTGATTATTGCGAGGTGTCCAGATGAACGCGAAGAGACTACAGCCTGATCTAAATGATGATGGGCTACTAACAGACTCAGAGCTCAGTCGATCAGAACGGTTGACTGAGCTCGACATTAAGAACCAAAAAGCTGACGCACAGAAACAAATGGCATGGGTGGCAATGTTCTCCATGATTGTGTTTACTATTGCGTTGTTTAGCCCTATGCTGTCGGATAGTAGAGTATCAGCTCTTGCCGATTTGCTAGGGCTTTTTTACATTGCACAGGCTGGTGTAGTCGGTGCTTACTTTGGAATGACTGCATGGATGAGTAAATGAAGAGATTAATTTATCAAGTGTATGTTGGCAAGAAATCAGCATTGTATGATCACTGCACAGCATCTGTAAAAGAATACTGCAAGCGTCACAACATTGACTATGTTGTTCAGCGCACCCCTATTTTGTTTATCAAACCAGATCCGTTTATGACAGGTCGTAGCAAAGAAGCTACCGATCGTCTTGGATATCTGCCAATCTTCGAGAAAGAGAATGCATTCACATATCTTAAAAGTTATGACCAGGTTGCGATTATTGATAGTGATATCTTTATTCGTCCTGACGCTCCCAATATTTTTGATGAAGTTGACGCAAATGCTGATTTCGCAGGTGCTGTAGAACGTGAGATGCCAATCACTCCTCACTACGCAAGCAAGATTGTAAACTACTCTCGTATGCAGTATTCTTCTATTCGCAACGTCGATTGGAAGTGGAATGATCTTGGCGGTGAGTTTATTAACATGGGTGTGATGGTGATGAACAAGTCGATTGAGAAGTATCTCAATGGAGAAACACCCAAGCAATTCTTGTCTCGCCCTCGGTTCAAACCTTTTGTTGATGGGCAAGGTAACTGGAAGTGGTCAACCGACCAGACACTACTCAACACTTGGATTAAAGAGGAGAAGATGAATGTTCATCATCTTGATTGGCGATTTAATGGGCTGTATACTGCAAACACTAGAATCCGAGACTGTCACTTCGTCCACTTCTTCTTGAAAGATAAGCTGCCCAATCGTGGTGAGGATGTTGAACAATTGATGAAGGACATCCAATGAAACATATTGCGTTAAGAGCTAGAAGTGTTCGCAACCCCAAGAATCCATTTACAGCAACCGGCCTTGGTGACAGAATCCATTCCGTTACCTTGGCTTGGTGTTATAGTAAAGTTCACAACACACCTGTGACAATCCACCTAACCAAGAGTAAACAGATTGGTGGGCAGTTTGACAACAAGAAGCAATCGTGGCAAGAAATCTTAGATCTGTTTCCAACTGGCCACGTTGATATTGGATATCATCCCTACGAACCGAAAGATGAGAAAGATTGGATCCGCCACCTAAAAGAGTATAACATTGATGCTGAGTTGTTTTGGTATGCTGATCATCCTGGTGCACACGAATCACCAGCCAAGTTAGACATCTCTCAATATCTGAAAAACATTCCCACCCTAAAAGCTGAGTCGGTTGACATGCAACTACCTGAGAAGTTTGTTACGTGTCAGTGGGACTCTAGCGACAGAGCACGCACGTTAAAACCTCACCTGCGAGAGATGGTGATGGATAACTACAAGCGACAAGGATATGAAGTGGTAACAGTTGGTGGCGAGTCACCAGACAAACACCTCAACTGGTCGTTGAAGCATATTGCATACGCTATGTCGAAAGCTGATATGCATGTCGGAGTCGATTCTGCATTTATGCATATGGCCTTTCTGTATAAGCCATATAAAAAGATCCATCTATATAATGAGCCAAATGGGTTTTATTCACACCATTTTCGTAGAGCACTCGATAATGATATCAAGCTCAACCAATACTACACCCCAGTTCGTTTAGCAGATGGAACCATATTATGAAACTTACAATACCGATTAGTGTAGGCGATTTTATTGATCGACTGAGTATTCTACAGATTAAAAACAACAGAGCTCTACCTGTCTCAGATGAGCTTAATCAGTATGAAGAAATAGCTTTAGCATTTGATAAAAAGTCTTTGAATTGCTACATTGAAATGTTCTTTGCTGTTAATTCTCAGCTATGGGAATTGGAAGACCAAAAGCGTAGCAAGTTGCTTGAAGTTGGTTCGGAAGAATATGTGGAAGTAGCTGAATTAATTACACACCTCAACGATCTAAGATTCCAAATCAAAAAGAGTGCTGATAAACATTTTAACAGCGAGATCTCGGAGAAGAAATCACATGAGTGAACAACTAGCAGCACTATTTAACAAGTACAACTGTGACAAAGCGTCTAAGCATTTATATCATACTGTGTATGGTCCAGAGCTAGAGCACTTGCGTGACAAGCCTATCAACATTCTCGAGGTCGGTGTGTTCAAAGGTGCGAGCACTGCAGCGTGGCTTGAATACTTTCCTCAGGCAACAATCTACGGGCTTGACATCTTCACTCGTGTTGAACCAAAAGACATTCCTGTGCTGAATGACCCACGCGTTAAGTGGCTGAAAGGCGACTCAACCAATCTTGATGTGATTACAAGTATCAAAGAAGCGTGGCCTCGTATTCGATTTGATGTCATCATTGATGATGGTCTTCACACCCCTCGTGCAAACGCTAGCACACTAGGTAACTTGTTTGGCTTGTTGAAGACAAAAGGAATCTACTTCATTGAAGATGTCTGGGCTCTTGATCAAATGACCAGCAAACAGTTGAACGATCCATGGATTCAAGGTCACAGTAAAGATCTCAATCACCTTGAGAACCAACACTTCCTAAATGTGTTAGCTGATAAGAACGTGACACGTTTTGATCTACGTACTAAAAGTAAGCACCCCGACAGCTACATCATCAAAGTAACAAATGGATAGCAAATGAAAGCAGTATCAATCGTTATCAAAGATAATGCAATTTCCGAGCTTGGATATTCCAGACTCGTTGAATCCTCTAAAGCTGTTGGTAACGATTTTGATATTGTAAGGTGGGATGCTATCACGCCCGACAAGGTCGATAATTTCATGCAGATCTCGGGTATCAAATGGAATTACCCTTGGGAGGGTGAGGTAGTTGACTTTGCTACTGGGCTAAAGAAATCTGCATACAAGACAGCTAATCCAAAAGCTAGGATCGCCTGTGCATGCAGCCATTACTATATGTGGCTGACCAGTGCTACAAGCGATACTACCATTCTGGTGCTCGAGCATGACGCCAACTTCATCAACAAGATTGACTTTGATCCTAATGATGTCAAGGCTGAGATCCTCGGTATCAACAATCCTCTTGGTGCAACTCGTAAGTCGCAGCTTTACTATGACTTGATTATGGAATCATCTGCAAGCTATCAGCTTGTTCCATGGATCGACAATGTCTATGTTCCTCAAGGGCTCGCTGGTAATTCAGCCTACATAATAAAACCTGCTGGGGCAAAGAAGCTACTCGATTTAGTTAAGCAATACGGCTTGTGGCCTAACGATGCCATCATGTGTAGACAGCTCGTGTCAAGAATGGGCGTCACCCGTAAATTTTACACCAACATTCAAGGATTGAAGAGTACGACATCATTATGAAAAATTATGTAATTACGATTATTGATAATAAAAAATCGATTGATGCTGCTGATCGCTGTATTGATTCTGGTGTGAAGCATGGAATGCTTATCCAAAACTTTAGAGCGATTACCCCACGAGATCCTATACAAAATATTTTAAAAGCTCAAGGGATATCTGACCAAGGGTTCAAAGAGAAATTCTCACGACTAGATAACTGCATTGCAGCATTCCTATCACACTATGCATTGTGGACTCAGTGTGCTGCAGGCAAAGAAGAATTTCAGATCTTTGAACACGATGCTGTTATTGTCAACGAGATCCCTGAATTTATCAACTATAAGTACTGCATATCTTTGGGTAAACCATCATATGGTAAGTATCAGACTCCAGCTAACATTGGCGTCAATTCTCTTAGTTCTAAGCGGTATTTCCCAGGCGCTCACGCGTATAGATTGAAGCCAGCGGGTGCTAGGCTGCTTGTTACTCAAGCAAAGGTATTAGCGCGTCCTACGGATGTTTTCTTGCACCTAGATACTTTCCCATGGCTAGAAGAATACTATCCTTGGCCAGTTGAAGCTCACGATACGTTCTCAACGATTCAGCGGACAGAAGGCTGTCTGGCAAAACATAACTATAGCGATAAATATGAAATCATTTGATAAAGTATTCCTAACGGGATGTGACGGCAAGACAGAGTGGATGCTTGCTTGGTTCTTAAAAAACTTCAACAAGCACAACACAACCCCAATTGTGTTTGCTGACTTTGGAGTAAGCGAGCAAGGTGCAAACCACGCATCATCATGTGCTAGCATTATTGATATGACAGGCACAGGCGGTCAAGGGTGGTTCAAGAAGCCTCAAGCTATGATTGAAGCATCTAAACTTGCTAATAAAGTTTGTTGGATAGATACAGATTGCCATGTGCTTAGCAACATCAGTGGTGTGTTTGATTTAATCGAGCCAAACAAACTTGCAATGGTTGAAGACATTCCGTGGTCAAAGCGCAGGCAAGAGGTGTGGCACAATACTGGTGTTGTAGCATTTCAAGATCGCCCGCCAATTCTTGATGAATGGTTCAAGGCTGTTAAAGCTAATCCTGTGCAAGGTGACCAGGAAGTGTTGCATATGATCCTCAGAAAGGATCTCAAGCGCCAAATAAACGCAACTTCGTTGCCACCAGAGTACAACTGGCTACGGCTAATGCTACAAGATGGTAACGATAGCAAAAAGAAGAAAGTGATGCACTGGACAGGTGCCAAAGGTAAAGAACACATTAAAGGTATTGTTAATGACTAGAACTGCTCATGTTATTGGAAATGGTGATAGCGCTTCGAGGTACAATCCAGCAAAAGGTTTCAAGATTACTTGTAACTTACCACCGTTTGCTGTAGATAACGTCTATGCGAGTTGCATAGTCGACTTCAAGATGATGAATGCCATCAAAGAGGGTAGTGTGGCAGTTCCAGGCGAATGGGTGCTGGGAGCACGGCCAAAAAAGTTTATGGAATTAAATCCACAGTTCAATCTAAAGTATGCTAGTCAGGTAAAAGAATACTACGATGTGCTACCAAAGTATGCTGGCAACTACACCAACTTCAATTGTGGCCACATGGCTGTTCACTATTCTGCAAATAAGCTAAAGTGTGAAGAGATTCATATGTACGGGTTTGATTCAATCTTTGACTTCAACCTTCGTAGCGCTAGTGACCTTTACCTAGTCAGTGACAGAGAAGCTAACAACAGCCTTAGACTGTCCAACAACTGGCGGCCTATCTGGCAAGAGATGTTCAAAGAGTTTCCCAACACTAAGTTTGTTCTGCACCACAAGCACAACCAGATTAAATTTCCTGTTGGAAAAAATGTTGAGATCGTTACAAATTAACAGTTGACCTTCTGAACTATCCCTGTATAATAAAACTGCGGTTGTTAGCGGGGTTGCATATACTATGCTCTATGATGTCGTCGGTGGAAACAAACATAAGCGTGATGTTGTGCACAAAGCAATGTCATACGCTATACATCTTGTGAAGATTCCAAATAACGTATGTGTGTTGATTGACTTTGTTCGTTCTGGCAATCACGGTGTGATGCAAGAGACTAAGACAAGGTTCTTGATGGAGATTGTCACCACAGTTAGCCTAGCAGAGATTGCATACACTGTGTTCCACGAGATGAAACACATTGAGCAGGTGACATCAGGTAAGTTGATCACCACGGAAGATCGTCGCCGCTTGTGGATGGGTGAAGATCACACCAATACTGCATACTTCGACTGCCCTTGGGAAATTGAAGCATATAAATTTGAGAAAAGTGCAGATTTGATGTTGACTTCCATTGCAGCATGACTTATATTAGGGGCACAGAAGGAGAACAGACATGGACAGTATAGTGCGCGATGAGATTGCTCGGTTGTATCCTGGCAATGTGTCCAGCGATTTTGAGAACAATGTCCGCGGTGAAATCATCGACTGGGTTTTGCTTGCACCTACCCCACTCAAGTTAAGTGGTATGGACATGAAGGATGTAATTAAACTGTTTTGGAACGAAAGGCTAAACTAATGGCAAATCAAACAAACAACAATCATAACAGTGGTGGGATCGGCTTCTTAGGCCTGTTGACCATTCTGTTTATTGGGCTTAAGCTGACTGGGTACATTGCTTGGTCGTGGTGGTGGGTTCTTTCACCGCTGTGGCTAGGCTTTGTTGTAGCCATTACCATCTTCCTCATCATAGCAATTATTGCAGGATTGTTCAAATGAAACTTGCAGCTATCGCACTAATGTTCGCAACCTCTGCTTCTGCAGAGAATGTTCGTGCAACTGTCAAAGATCACTATGTGTGGCAAGATGTCAACACTCCTATCACGCAGACGTATTGTAAGCAGAAGTCTGGTGGTCAAGGTGCTCTCGAAGGTATGATCATTGGTGGCCTGCTTGGCAAAGGGATTACTGGTGATGACCAAGGTGCTGCTGCTGGAGCAGTACTTGGTGGAGTGATTGGTGCTGATCAAGCTGGTCGTAAGTGTTGGGAAGAGACTACATACCACACTGAAACGACCCAAGTTTATGACTACAGCACAATTACTTTTACACAAGATGGTCAAACCTACACTATCGACTTTTATAAATAAGAACAATGCTTCCATAGCTCAACTGGATAGAGCAACGGATTTCTACTCCGCAGGTTGAGGGTTCGAGTCCTTCTGGGAGCACCAACTATTTTCTTACACGAGATCTCCAAGTAGGTGTGAGAGCATGACAATTACAACAAAGTAGTCGCAAGTTATCTCGGCTGTTGTTTCTATTGTCTCCATCAATATGATCTAACTCAAGAGGTATGGGTTGATTTTGCCAACTATCTAATTTACAATGCCAACAAGTAGATCCATGTTCTTTTAACAATCTTTTCTTTATATTTACTGGCCGCTGCAAATTTTCAAACATTACAAACTCTTTACCTTTGTTATGAGCTTGATGCAGCATATGAGATGTGTCTATTTTAAATTTTTCCACGTTTCTTTGGATGGTTGCAATAGAACCCCCTTTATCGCTAATGTTTAGCTTCCTACAACATTCAGCAAAAGATGTTGAGCTTTTTATTACTGGTTCTAGTAATTCTTTAGTATATGTGGTATATCGTCTAGACATAAATAAAGTTATCCTTTAATGGGGGTGTAGTCCAAAGGCAGGAGACAACAGACTTAAAATCTGTACAGTGAGGGTTCGAGTCCCTCCACCCCTACCAATTTTATTTATAAGAATAACTATCTACAGTCCGACCATGGGCACCAATCTTCTAAGGGGTTTAAATGAGTAGCACAGATTACGCCGAACTTGCAGGATTGACTATCGCGTTGAGTCGTCTATCACTCACATCTCTTGACTATCGAGATGAAGCATGGATTGCTACTACAGAGTGGATGACAGAGCGCATCAAGGATCTAAACAACAAAAAGAGACCATAATGTTTTACGTAAAAGAATACGGCTTCTACTATGAAAAGAAGCACGGACCGTATAGCACCTTGAAGGAAGCTATGGCTAAAAAGCCGGCTGATAAGACTGTTGGCCGCGAAGAAGCGTGTGTGAGGTTTACAATTGAATCTACAGAAGGTCAGGTTCAACTACTAAACGAATAATGGAAGTGGGTGTTGGGACACAAGAGGGCCTTATAAACCCTTTAGCAGTAGATGACTGTTCTGGACCGAGATCGAAACTCGGCACTTCTACCATACTCCTGTAGCTCAGTTGGTTAGAGCTGGGCGCTCATAACGCCTAGGTCAGGGGTTCGAGTCCCTTCGGGAGTACCAACTATTATAAATAGCTCAAACAGCTATAAGGAAAGCCTTAATGGAAGCGTTAATTGAACAACTAAAGGTTATGTTAGCAACAACCTTTTCATTTTATCTAAAAGCTCATAACTTCCATTGGAATGTTACGGGGCCAAACTTTACTGAGTATCACAAGTTTCTTGCTGATGTCTATGGTCAAGCGCATGAAGATGTTGATGGCTATGCAGAACTGATTCGTGCTATGGGTGGTTTTGCTCCTGGATCGTTGGCTCGCTTTGCAGAGTTGACTCGGATCCAAGATGAGTATAACATTCCTCCTGCAATGTTCATGTTTGCTCGCCTCGATGCTGATAATGATATCCTACGCACAGAGCTGTATGCAACTCACAAGTATGCTGAAGCTAATGGCCAAGCTGGTGTGACCAACTTCCTCGAAGATCGTATCCAGTACCACGACAAACTTAGCTGGATGCTAAAAAGTTTCAACAAATAACAAAATAACTGTTGACTTACTGTAACAAAGTACTATATAATAGAAGTACAAACAAAGGAACTCTACTGCAAATGACTTCGCTGCATAAACAAAATCAAAACTGGTTTATGACCCCGCTCTGCGGCGAATATATTCGCATGTGTGGAGGCTCTATGTAACGTATACCCGAAGTATACCTTATCAAAGAGCCCTCCCAGATGAAAATCTCGGAGGGTTTTTTAATACGGTGTGGTGCTCGAGTGGCCCAAGGGAATGGATTGCAAATCCATAAAGTCGTGAGTTCGAATCTCACCCACACCTCCAATGTTGGTGTAGCTCAATGGTAGAGCGGCGGTCTCCAAAACCGCGCGTAGGGGGTTCGATTCCCTCCACCTTCGCCAATTTGGTGACACCGCACGGTGCGGACATGGGTCTCATAAGCCCGTTGAGATGGTTCGAGTCCATCTGGCACCACCAAAAATAACTGTTGACCTTTGTGTAGACAATGTTTATATTAGGTTAACAAGGGACGAAGCGATCGCATCAATCTCCCACGCTCTTTTACAATTTAGTATTTGTCCTAGCGTAAGCGATGATGGACTGGAAACAGATGACTCTGTTTTCAACTAGGGTTCACGGTTCGATTCCGTGTTTGGCTTCGCGGGCCAATGTTGCTGCAGCAAAGTGTCATGGATGACGGCCCTAGCTGTAAACAGAGTTGTTGGGAGATAGCATAGTGGTTTTGCAGCAGACTTTGAATCTGTAGATCGAGGGTTCGAATCCTTCTCTCCCAGCCAAAAACATCAGGGTATGTTGTAGTGGTAGCTTGCTGGCCTTGGAAGCTCGCGGCGGTGGTTCAATTCCACCTACCCTGACCAAAATAGCTGTTGACTTCTGTGTTCAAAGGTGTTATATTAATAACATCGAAGGAGATCACAGATGATCCATACAGGAAACATAAGCTATCTAAACAAAGTGCATCGTTCGTACGGTGTTTGGAAATACACTATGGTTACGTTGAAGCGTTGGTCTGACGGTAAGATGACTGTCATGTTCAAGGAGAAAGAAGTATGAAAACTTATCCGATTAAAATTGAGTCAGACATTTACCAATACGGCGATAGTGTGTTTGTTTGGTTTGACGAGACTGGTGGTGTTGGTGGTGCTTCCAACTACCTCAGTGAGGCAAAAGCACAGATGAATAGATATGCGGAGAGCTTAAATGAAACGAAAACAGAAAGAGCTTCCTAAACAACGCAACCCTTATGTTGAGCATATGCGCTTCAAGGTTGCTGGTGCTCATGGGAAGAGTAAGAAAGTTCAACGCCGTGATGATAAAATGGCTTTGAAGAATGGATCGGTAGCTGAGCTGGTTTAGCGATGGACTTTTAATCCGTGTCAACCTGGGTTCGAACCCCAGTCGATCCACCATTACTTTGATGATATACTACATGCACCATTCGAAAGATGTAAGCGGGTAGACATGGTAGTATTGCTTGCAACACAGCAGTATAACGCTTTGGTAGTGTATCTTCTAAGTAATGCGCCGGTAGCTCAGAGGCAGAGCAGGGGTCTCTTAAACCCAAGGTCAGGATTTCGAAATTCCTCCGGCACACCAAAACGCGCCCTTTGACGTTGAAACAGACTAGGGTGATGGCAAATGATTCTCTCCAGTCCGGCCGGATAAACGGGAGACGTCTAAATAACCATCCGCTGCTAAACTGCGATAGTGTTTAGTGCAATTTTGTCCCAGAGTCGTCCAGGTGACGGCACGTGACTGTTAATCACGATGGAGGCAGGTTCGAGTCCTGCTGGGACAGCCAACATGCCTTGGTAGCTCAATGGTAGAGCGCCTGCCTGAAGAGCAGGGCGTAGGGAGTTCGATTCTCCCCCTCGGCACCAATTGTGTCAGATCCGGCTGCACATTAAAAGAATTTCCGGCTGAATTTTGGTCCTATAGCTCAGTGGTAGAGCAAAGAGCTGATAACTCTTAGGTCAGGTGTTCAATTCACCTTAGGACTACCAAGTTTGGGTGTGTCAAATAAGGCTATGCTGGTGCTAGCAGCGGACTGTAAATCCGTTCCTGAAGAGGCAAGTTGTTCGATTCAACACACACCCACCAATAACCATGCAGCGTCAGACTAGATGGGGTGGTCGCCGTACTTTCAATTCGGAGATGACGGGTTCGATACCCGTACGCTGTACCAATCAACTCCCATAGGACTACCAGGCGATGGTCGCTGCCCTCTCAAGGCAGAGAAGCGGATTCGAGCTCCGCATGGGGGACCAATTTACATCCCTGTAGCATAATGGCAGTGCGCTGTCCTGACTCGACAGATGAGAAGGCTCGATTCCTTCCAGGGATACCAATAACGCTGCTATAGTATAAAGGTATTATGCATCTTTGGTAAGGATGAGACGGAGGATCGTTACCTCCTAGCAGCACCAATTGCTTCTGCCGGCGGATCCGGTGGCGGGTCTACGAAGCCTGCTCACGAATGTTCAACTCATTCCAGGAGCGCCATAAACAAAGAGGTTGACAATGTCTAAAGTACCATATACAATTAACATCGACCGCTACATCTGCACCGAGCTTGAATACATTCGGAAGATGAACGAGAATCGTGACTATTCGATGCTTGCTGCTACAATTGAGCGTATTCAGTATCACGCTTCGTCAATGGAAGATGCTCTGTATCGTTACGATGATATCAAGTACAAGTTGAAGAGCGATGTTGAAGACAAAGATATGAGTGATGCAGACTTTCGTAAGAAAGCTGTTGAAGTGTTGAAACTGCTTGAAAAATAACAAATTGCCTCCATAGCTCAGCGGAAGAGTACTGGTCTTCGAAACCAAGGGTCGGGAGTTCGAATCTCTCTGGGGGCCCCAATAAAAACACTATAGTAGAGGTCGACATCTGCTATAATGAGAATACTGCGTGCGCCACAGGGCTACTCGGCGCATCGGGGCTGGTAACAGCGTAGGGGTAAAAGTCCCAATTGTGAGATGGCCCAGAAATTTAATGCCGTGACAAGTGTAAGTGGAAGCATATCTCACTGTGACTGAGATGGAATGGGATCGAAGCCCATGCACGGTACCAATTTGAGAGGGATATATGATGGTTAAGGTTCTGATATACGGCGCGAAAGATATTTTTGATGCTGCTTCCTATGAAGGTCGAGCAGAATCTGATATTGTAGCTTATCGTAAAGATGATGGATGTTATCAAATCATAAAGAACCGAACCGGTCGCTATCTGGGTTCTTATACAACTTTCCACGGTTTGCAACTTGAGCTCAAATGGATTGAGCGTGATGAGTTCGACCAAGAATTAAAGAATTACAAGCTAGCTCAGCGATATGTGGATCATCCTAATATCGAGCTTAGCAAGAATGCGGATGTAGCTCAGGGGTAGAGCGTCACGTTGCCAACGTGAATGTCACGGGTTCGAATCCCGTTATCCGCTCCAATAATGTCCTTGTAATGGAAACTGGTAAACCTCTTCCGTCGAGAGCGGCAGGCTTGCGGGTTCGAGTCCCGCCAAGGACACCAATAATGTTCTCCCTTCGTCTATGCCGGTAGGACGCCTGACTCTGAATCAGGAAACCGTGGTTCGAGTCCACGAGGGAGATCCAATATATTGTGATCATATAAATATACGAAACTTCTTGATCCAATGGGGTAACGATGGTAAAATCTTTTCGCGGGCACATGAAGACAGATGATCTTTATGAAAACACTCTATTCACAACTCCACAGGAACGAACCGCTCTAGTAGCGGATAAATCTCGTGTTGCGAATGCATTCTTGTTAAACTTCTTTGGAACGCTGGGCATGATCAATGCCACCAAGCCAGCTCAGAAAAGGACTTTGCTTACGTTCATTAAGACAGATAAGAAGCTGCGTATTGATACCATTGATGATACAAACAACGATATGTCATTGTCATTGAAGCTGGCTGCTGATGCCGGCTTCTTTACTAATCCTGCCACTGTTGCAGAGATCACTCGATTCCTTGTTAAGCTAAAGGCTGGACAGATCGACCACATCGACTCTGCTGTTGTTGGTAAGTGGGCTGTCGGCATGAAACCAGACTTCCTTGTGTACATCAGGGATCCTGCTGCTCGTCGAATCTTTAACCAATTCCGTATGGATGAGGGCAAGACAATCGACGTTTCCAGCATTGCTGTTGTATTGAAGACTCGCGTCAACAAAATGAGTGAAGGTGGTGACTTCCAACGCTTTGCTAAGCGCTTCATCGGTCTCACAGCTATTAGTCCAACTGCAACAACCCCAGTTGCAGCCGCTCCAATTGCTCAACCTGCTGTAGCTCCGGCCCCAACCGCTCCAGTCAAGTTGAACTACTACCAGCGTCAAAAGCTAAAGAAACAGCAAGCGGCCGCTGGTACAACTACAACACCAACTACTCCTGCAGCGGCTCCTGCACCTAAGTTGAGCTACTATCAAAAGCAGAAGTTGAAGAAGGATGCTGGAAAAGCTGATGCTGCAAAGATTGCTGCTGACGCTAAGGCTGCTGAATTGGCTGCCCTGCAGGCCAAGTGGGCTGCCGAGGACTTGAAGAAAAAAGAGGAAGAAGAAA